GCCTATTTGACCGCTTCCGAACCAGTCCCAAAAACCTTCTCGATAGGTTTTTCCAACCATCTTAGTTGCAGAAGAAACGACGCGATTCTTATTGTTTATGGCTTCTTGAGAAGGCTTAAATAAACGGTCGGGAGTAACCAAGGTTACATCACCGGGTGATTGAATCATCATTGGTTTAACTTCTGTCATGACGGCTGCGGCTGAAAAGATTTGGTCCATAGCTCGGGAATCAGGCAACTGGACTAAACTTTCTACGCCGGGAGCTGACTTATTTGGGATGTATTCAACTACGTTTGCGTAGTCGAGTTCAAGAACTACATCAGTAGCCCCTCCAAAATAAGCGACCAAAAGCACGGTGGTAGAGTCAGCATTGTATGAATCAGCTGAACTGCCTCTAGCTGAACCGTATGGAGCTACTGTAGCAGGTTCATTTAATCCACTAGTGTTGTAAGGAATAATTGTTCTAGTGAAATTACCTGCAGTCAAAGTAGGTCCAACTGGGAATACGCGAACAGTCGAATTGGCTGTCCAAGAGCTTCCTGTAAGTTCAGACTGGGCGAATATGCCAGGTGCTGGTAAAAAGGAAGAGGTCATAGTAAGCTTTTGAGCTCCGTCAGGAGTAAAGAAAATTGTCTTACTTCCTGCCTCACGAACGGCATCAGCACTAACGTGGGAAGCTCGGCCTACTTGTTCAAGAGTTACAAAATCTTGTTCTGTAATTGGGAGGTCGTTGGATTCATATCGAATCTGAGCAAAATATATTTTACCAGGGGTCATAAACTGACCAGTAGGCAAACCGACTATGCGAACGCGAATCGCGCTAGCAAGTGTACGGTAAGCGGAAATATAAGGTATAGTATTTGCTACAGCAGCTCCAAAATCGTCTGTCCAAGCTCCGGAAGTAGTATTTCCGGTGCTTATGTTTAACATAGCGTTATTTGGATTTACATATGATCCTGCTCCCCATTGGAGCCCACCTAAAATGTTACCAGGGCAGTAGTTGTAAGCTGGAACTTCTGCTGGTGTAAGGCCGGACGAAGTGACGATAGTACTATTCTGTTCTATCGGTATGTTAACTCCGTCGTAATTCGACAATCGGGTTAATAAACCGAAAAGAAAATTGCTACCGTTAGCACTAGTATTAGTTAATGAGTACGTTCTGTTTGCACAGAATCTAGCTAATGCTGTGGGGACTACCACATGATCAGGTAATCGTACTGGAGATGCCGACCAAGGATTCATTACCATCTCCGCATAAGTTCTAGTATGAGGTTCGGAAGCACGAACGTCACGAGATGGTAAGTTGCTAGGAGCGGGACTCATTCCGACTATAGATTCCTTGGCAGGCTTGGAAGTTTTTAATTTTGAGCCAGCTTCTTTCTTAAGAGGTGCTGGCTTCTTAATAACCTGTGGCTTCTTGACTATTTTCTTAGTTAACACTGAGGGTAATTTAGCTTCCAAAAGAGCTTCAGAAATGACACCTTCACAGGTAGCCGTTAATCCAGCCAAATTAAATGGGTAATAAGCATTGAGCTGAATGCCGTCAAGTACTAATGTACCTGCATGTAAACCAACCACTCCTGATTGGCTAAGAACGACACTGCCACAATCACCTGGCATCGAATCACAATCGTAGAGACCTACAATATGACGAGTACGCTTAGGCGTTGTATTGGTGAGTTGAGGGCAATAAATGTGTCCATGAAAAGTTCCTACAGATACA